ACGATGCTTATGAGGCTCTTATGTCTGATGTTAAGGTTCTTGATTTAAAACTCTATGAAAGATTAAGAGAAAATGAATTAAGTTTGGCAGATGTTTATAAACTTAGAAACAGTAAAGAACAAAAGAAAATGATAAGAATAGAAGATGGTCAATATAATCTTTTTTAGGTATAAAATATGTTTTCAATGATTGTTATGACTTGCATAATATGGATTGAGGGAAGTCGTTATGATGGTGGAGAAGTTTTATGTGGTATGCACAAAGCAGAAATAAAATATTCAAGTATGTATGCATGTAAATCTAACATCAAAAGATATGAAAAATATGTTGAAAAAAGTATTTACGATCAATTTGAAATGCCATCAGATTATGTAATTAATACAATGTGTTATGAGGAAAATGGAGAAAATAGATGAACATTGATATGCAAGTAAAAATGCGACCAATTAATGAATTAATACCATTTGAGAAAAACCCAAGAAAAAATCAAAAAGTGGGAAAAATTGCACAATCAATAAAGGAATATGGTTTCACACAACCTATTGTTGTAGATGAAGAAGATGTTGTAATAATAGGCCATACAAGATTGATGGCATCAAAAGAATTAGGATTAACTAAAGTTCCAGTTGTTACACAAAAACTAAATGAAGAACAAATAAAAGCCTTAAGAATTGCTGATAATAGATTGAATGAAGATTCAGAATGGGATTATTTTCTTTTAGGTGATGAATTGAAAGAATTATTAGATTTACAATTTGATTTAGAATTAACAGGTTTTGAAAAAACAGAATTAGAAAATTTATTAGATTTTGATACAGAAAATGAAGATTTAGAATTTAATGATTTAGTAGTTGAACAAGATAAATATTCAAAATCTATTGTGTTTTCTTGGGAAGATTTGGATAAATATCAAGATATCATGGCAAAATTAAATCAATACATAGATGAAAATTCGGACGTTTCTACAAATGAGGAAGCATTAGAAATATTACTAAATAGAAATGTAAATTAAAATGATTATATTCGTAAACCCTATGTGGTCAGTACAAACAATTAATTCTGATAGTAATTATGTCTTTCTTTCTTCTGTAATTACAAAATTTAATGAAAAATATCCTGAATATTCATTTATTATGCCTTTTCCTGCATCAAAAGGTTTTAGATATTATGATGATGGGTTTTTTAAATTACCAAATATATTAAGAATACCACAAAATATACCTCAAGGAAAAAAACAAAATAATATTCATTTTGATACATTTGTTATTAAAAAAATATATGATACATATGGACCTTACCTTATTTGGAACCAAATCCCTGAATTGGCACCACAATTAAAATATTTCATGGCAAACTTTCATATGGTTCCTACTGTTGTTAATCAACATCATTATATATTACATGAAAGCCTACCATATCCATTAGAACCTAATTTGCATTTTGTATTCATGCAATTATGTGGAGATTATTGTGCTGATGTTAATTTATTTAATTCTGACCATTGTTGGAATATGACATTAGATAATATAAGAGAATATTTACCTAATTTAGAAAAAAAGATTAGTGAAAAAAGGAAGGTATTAAAATTTGGTTTTTTTGACAAAAATTATAAATATAAAAATTTAGAAAAATATGAAAAATTTACCTTTATATTTAATCATAGATTTCAAGATTACAAAAATTGGAGAACTACATTTGAGATATTTGACCAATTATATGAAGAAAAATATGATTTTAATGTATTAGTTACTAAGGCAGGAGGCGATAGAATAAATATCATTAATGAAAAGCCTTATGTAATGATTAAAGATTTACCTACAAAACAACTATATCTTGATGAAATACCAAAATGTCATGCAAATACATTCAATTCACAACATGAAACATTTTGCATATCTATATTAGAAAGTATGTTTTATGGATTATCTACAATAGTTCCTAATAGAACAACTATGCCTGAATTATTAGGCAAAGATAATTGGCAACTATTTAACACTGAAAATGAACAGAAAGAAAAATTAATTCATCTTATTAAAAACAAAGATGTAAATGAACAATATGGTAAACAAAACAAAGAGAGAGCAAAAACATTTAATGTAGATGATTATGTAGATAAGTTACATGAGTTATTTCAATCTCAAATAAGAAAAACTGTATTTACAGGCATGAAAGACCATAATAAACAGGGGTTTTTAAAAGTAATTAATAATAGAAGTGAATTAGAATTGCATGATGTTGAAAAGATGATTAGGGATTGTGGTCTTAGCAAAACACAATCTATGCCAATGTTTAAGGCTAATCTTGCTTTATATGAATTAGGATATAGGCAGAAGTTCAATAAGAACAAAGCATTTTGGTTGAAAATCAAGTAATTTTCGTGGTATATATAAAAAAGGGAGCAAAATGGAAGATTTTATAGGAAGATTAGATTGTCCTGAACATGTTGTAGATGGTATTGTAAAATACTTTGTAGATAATAAAGATTTACATGTACAGGGAACAACAGGTGTTTCTCGTGGTAATGAACCAACATTATCAGGTGTAAACAAAGATATAAAAGATTCAACTGATTTGGTATGTTATATGCCACAATTAAAAGGTATATGGAAAGATTATCAAATTCATTTATCTCAAGCATTAGATAAATATGCAGAAAGATTTACAAAAATAAGAAATTTACACAATTTTAGCGTTATTGAGCCATTTTTAATACAACATTATGAAAAAGGTGGTGGATATAAAATGGAACATTTTGAAAGATATGGTGCTAATGATTTAACAATTAAAAGAGTTTTAGTTTTTATGACGTATTTAAATGATGTAGATGATGGTGGTACACATTTTAAATATTACAACCACACAGAAGAAGCAATTAAAGGAAAAACAATAATTTGGCCTGCTGATTGGACACACACTCATTGTGGTCAAATTTCACAAACTAAACCGAAAATGATTGTTACAGGTTGGTTTAGTCATTTATGGGATTTTTACGTAGAATATTGATATGAATGAAACATCACAAATAAAACCAATAAAAAAATCACAAAAAACTAAAAACAAAGTTGGCAGACCAAAAACAGAAATAGATTTAATTGAATTGGAAAAGGTTTGTAGATTAAATTGCACAATGCCTGAAATAGCTTACTATTTTGATATACCATTAAGAACATTAGAAGATAAATATACGAATGATGTAAATGTAAGACAAACAATACAAAAAGGTCGTGCTCAAGGTATGTTGTCATTAAGAAGAAAACAAATACAAATAATGAATGACACTAATTCAACACCAATGGCAATATGGTTAGGAAAACAAATATTAGGACAAACAGATAGACACGAGATAACTCAAGACATTAACATAGAAGAAAGAAAGGTGCTAGATATTAGCAAATTGTCAGATGATGACCTCAACACCATTGAACGAGTGCTTAAACATGCTGTCGTTGAATCAAGTGAGAGCCGAGAAGATGCGAAGGTCCCTCAAATTGTTCATCAAAGAAGCATGGTCAACAATAGAGCCAAATAGATTATACAATGATAATTGGCATATAGATGCAATATCAGACCATCTACAAGCAATAGTAAATGGCGACATAAAAAGATTAATTATAAATATACCACCAAGACATATGAAATCCATTTCTGTATCTGTGGCGTTACCTGCTTGGACATGGACAATTGACCCTACAAAAAAGTTTTTATTTGCAAGTTATGCTTTGTCTTTATCAATTAGAGATAGTGTCAAATGCAGAAGATTAATTGAAAGTGATTGGTACAAAGAATATTTTGGTGGCACATTTAGCCTTACAACAGATCAAAATCAGAAACAAAGATTTGAAAATGACCAAACAGGACAAAGAATAGCCACATCAGTTGATGGAGCATTAACAGGAGAAGGTGGTGATATAATATTAATAGATGACCCACATAATGTAAGAGAGGCAGAATCAGGGATTGTAAGACAAGGTGTATTAGATTGGTGGGACCAAGCTATGCAAACACGATTGAATGACCCAAAAAATGGTGCATTTATAATTATAATGCAAAGAGTACATGAAAATGATTTAACAGGACACATTTTAGCCAATGAATACAATGATTGGGACCATTTATGTTTGCCTGCAAGATACGAAAAAAATCATATGACACCAGTAAAATCAAGTTTAGGCTTTATAGACCCTAGAAAAAAAGAAGGTGAATTATTATGGAAAGACCGAATAGATGAAACAACACTACAAAATTTAGAGAAAAGTTTAGGTTCTTATGGTGCATCAGGTCAATTACAACAAAGACCAATGCCAAAAGGTGGTGGTATATTAAAAGCTGAGTGGTGGTCAGAATGGTTAGAAGATGATTTACCAAACATAGAATATCTTATACAATCATATGATACTGCTTTTTCTACAAAAGAAAACAGTTCTTATAGTGCAAGAACAACATGGGGAGTATTTAAACAAGATGGATATTATAATGCTATCGTTGTTGATATGTGGTATGATAGGGTTTCATACCCTGAACTCAGGCGAATAGCACAAGAAAGTTATGAGGATTATGAACCTGATGTTGTGTTGATAGAAAAGAAAGCGAGTGGGCAAAGTTTAATTCAAGATTTAAGAATGGCAGGAATACCAGTATTAGAATATATGCCTGATAGAGATAAACAAGCAAGAGCACATTCAAGTTCTGCCTTGTTAGAAGATGGCAGAATATGGTACCCTAAAAACAAAAGATGGGCAAAAGATTTAATAGATATATGTTCTGCCTTTCCAACTGGTGAGAATGATGATATAGTTGATACATGTACACAAGCATGGTTAAGATTGAGAAAAGGTTGGTTTATTACACATTCAAGTGATGCAGAAGATGATGAATATACTGAACAAAAGAGATTAACATTATATGGCTAAATTATCTAAAATGTTTAAAGTAGGTATGGGAGCATTAGGCGAGATACTAGAAAACCCATTGATAGCAGACGTTGGCGATAATGTTTTGATAAGTGATAAAACAGTAGATGGTGGACAATTAGGAACAATTGTAGGCACATTTGATGAAGGCAAAGGTGTTAGAATTAAATTAAATAATTCAGATGATGTAATTAATGTATCAAGAGAAGATGTTATGAAAGTAACAAATGACAAAGAAACAAATATAAAGATAGAAGATTTTACAAGACAAAATAATCCATCATTTTTCTCAGAGGAATAAATATGGCTAAACAACCAAATGTAATACCTTTTCAAGAGGGCGCTCCACCTGATAATTTAGAAGTAGAAGAAATAGAAAATAATGAAGTCTTGATTGGCGATAAATCATTAGATGAAATTGTAGAAATAACAAATGAACACGATTCTAATATTGCAGAAGAT